GGTCCTCTGCCGTCTGATTCTTGACCGCGCCTACATCGATGAAGTCGGCGGGCTTCAAGGTCTCGAAATAGAAGTCTAGGTTGATGCCGTTCACGTTAAACACCACCTGCAACCCATCGAGGAGGGTGCGCTGGTAGGGCTTTATTACCGTATTCTGGAAGAGGGAGAAAGAGTCCCGCAATTCCTCGGCGTTATTGCCGAATCCGGAGCCGTCGCCACGGATACCGAACAGGAGCGGAGAGGTAACCCGGTGACCCGCTAATATTTTCGTCGTGCATTCCTTGGCGAGGAATTCATACATGCCGTCATTATCGTTCGGGTTGACGGGCGTCAACTGTGGAGCCGAATCGCTGCCATCGTTAAACGAAATCAGAAGCCTCCCGGCGTTGCCCGATCCGGAGAACTTGTCGTTTACGTGGCGCTCGATGGTCCTCCTTTCCTCGTCCGTCGGGACGCCGTTATTAAACGACAAAAGCATCGACGGAAATAGTCCGTTCTTGATGTTGTTCAGGTGGAACGTGCTGATCTCCCGGTCCAGCTCGACGTAATTGGTAGCCCCCACGTAATCGGGCAGGCCGTAATAGAAGATGCCGGGCTGATATGCCTTGATTTGGTACACCACGGCCGCCTCGGTCCTATCCTCAAGGTCGAGGGCAGGGTATTTTACCGGCGCGTAGCGGGGCTCCCTCATGCGGCTCCAGTCCGGGCTGACGTAATAGCAGTCTATCTTCCCTTGGGCGTCGGCAATTCCCGTCCTGACGGTATGGGCGGGGAGGAAACGTAGCTCGGCCACCTCCGTCCGTACGCGGTTCCAGATGACCTGCACGTAGCACTGCCCATATAGCTTTAAATCGAAGCACAACTGCCGGAGGATATCCTCGTCGGAGTTCTCGAATAGCTTCTGTGTCTTAAGCCACTGGTCGGGGTTCTCGTCTCGGTCCGTAGCTTCGAGGCCATCGCCGTAGATCATCTCCGAAACGCCATTGACGACGGCCGCCTGGATACTGGAGCCGAGGTATAGGTCCCGGAGGTAGTCGCCGTACAGGTTGTCGAAACCATAGTCCACCCAATCGCGCCCGGTCTTCTCTTTGAAGAGGGGCAGCTCGTGCGTAGGCAACCCGAAGACGTTGAACTCGTGCTTACTCATAGTACGTAAAGGTTGAGGCGGCGTCGGGGTGGGCTTCGTAGGTTGTTTCTTGGTACGCTTCCGTCGTTGTCGTGGCATCTTCTGTCAATAATAGTCCGCCGTCTTCCTTGGCTAGGTACGCCCCGGCCTCGGTGAGTAGGATTCCCGTCTGTCCGCCGCGCGTAAGGTAGCCCAATCCCTTCTCAAGGATGACATCCGTCGCAGAGATAGCCCGCACGTCCGACGCTGACGACCTCTCGACGACACGGTACTGGATGAACCCCTCCGGCCACTGCGGGCCGTTGAGGTCGGCGGAGGTATCGGCAGCGGTATCCGAGGAATCGAAGACGAAAGTGGCGTACCTGTCCGTCACCGTTAGCGTCTTGGCGTTCACCATGACCACCTTGTCCGTCGTTAGGCTCGTGAGCTCCAGCCCCAGCGCCTGAATCGTCGGACCGTAGAGAGCCACGTTCGCCGCTCCCCGCTTTTCCTTCGGGGTCAGGTACACCGTGTTCTCGATATCGGAGCTGTAATTCTGAAAGACGAGGATCATCTACTTCCGGATATAAGAAAGGGCCGCCAATGGCGACCCCTTCCCAAAACACACAAAGCAACGGAGAAATTAACCCGTGGTGATAGTCACGTTTGCGGGGGTCGTAATGCCATCGAAAGGATAGACGGCCGTCCCCACTCCCGCGGTAGCCTCAAGGAGATAGTAGGGAGCTGCCTCCCGACCTGCGAGGGTCAGGGTGCTCCCGCTCATCTCATTGCGAGCGGCGCCGGAGGTAATCGTGCCCCCGTTCAAGTCCATCCCGTAGGCGGCCCCGAAGAGGTACACGTTGTCATTGTTATCCAAGACGAAGATCTGGGAACGGTTGCGGCTGATGAGCCGGAGCTGTTCGGGATCCTGTTCTTGGTTCTTTTGTAGGACCACGTTCAGGGTCTGCTCGAAGAGAGAAGCGCCCGTAGCGGGGTCCGATTGGACGTTGATAGTGAAGGACGACAGGTCCGGGCGAAGGTCGTACTGGAGTACGGTCATCGCGGGGAGGTCGGTTACCGTAAAGCTCTCGCCGGAGGCGGTGGCCACAGTTGCCGAGCCTGCCGTACCGTCACCCGTCCCCGCGGCGGTCACAAGTCCGTCGACGTAGTCATTCACGAAGAAGATCTTCGAGAGACCGCCGAGGGCGTCCTTGCAATCCAATGCGCGGCCGAGGGTGATAGTACAGGCCATGTCTTATGCAGTGAATGCGAATCCAACAACGCCGTCCGTAGGAACGGCAGTCTGAACGCCAGCGGCGAAGTCCATAGAGACCTTCACGTTATCGCTGCCGTCGTACTGGTATACGGGGATCAAGGAAGCGGACTCGTTGCCGGTGTAGGCGTTCGTTCCAACCACGATGTTATCGGGGTACGTGAACGCGATGACGTCGGCGGTGTTCGGGATACCGGCGGTCGGGTAGACGGGGTATCCGAGGTAGGTCACCGTCTTGAGGTCGCGGTTGTAACCGAGGTCGGTACCCTGCTGGGCGATGGCCTGCTGCATAAATGCAAACGCCTCGTAGGAGATGTAGAAGCCGGCTCCGTCCTTGGCGAGGATGCCAGGGGTAGCGGCGACACCAGCGAATACCGTGTCCATGTTGTCGAGGATGTTGGCAGCGGTGAATGTGGCGTCCGTCACGGCCTCGGTGAAGTCAGCCATAGCAGAGGCGTCGATACCGCCCTCGTCAATTACTCCGTCGTTAGACAAGAGACCCAAGCCCCAAACGGCACCGGCGTCTCCGGCCCACATCAGGCTTTCGAGGTTCTCGGCGGTCTTGGCGGCTACGGTAGCGAGCAGGAACTCGGCGAAATCGGGAGGGATTTGACCGTCACGGCGCATACGGCCCTGAGCGGCGATAAACGTCGGGAAGATAGTTCCGCGGCAAACGGTCTCCTTGACCATCAAGTCGTTCAGGGTGAGCACCTGCTCGGTGAGGCTGGTGTTCGCTCCGTCCGTTCCGGCACACGCGGCGGCTTGGATGGGGTCGGTGATGTTGAGGTTTGAAACTACCGCCTTGTGGACTACCCCCTCGATGAGGCGGGCGCGGTTGTTTGCGATGGTCTCCGCGCCTGTGACGGCGGCGGTAACATACGGCAACGCCAATTCACCCGCGTAGGTGTTGTCCGTTACCGTGATGTCGAAGTTGTACTTCTGGGACTTCATGAGAAATTTGAAATGATGTTGAAGGCACGATCGACGCCCTTCAGGTTGGGGTTGGTTTCTTTCTTGAATTCTGCCTTCGGGAGAACGCGGTCCGGGCTTGCGGCCGGGGCCTCCTCCAATTTGGCGAGGCGGGTATTGATAGCTTCGAGGGCGATAGCCATCTCATGGGTGAGGTCTTGCAGGTGGCTCGACATCTCGACGGGCTTCTCCTCCTGCATCTCCTCCTTCTCTTCTTCGGCCTCCACCTCGGCGGGGGCCATCGCTTCCTTCACGACCTCGACAATCTCGGCGGCTACCTCTGGGGAGATTTGGAACTTGTCGACGAGGGCGGCCTTTACTGCTGCCATCTCGTCCTTCTCCTCGTCATCCATCATCTCGTCTTTCTTCTCCTCTTCCTCCATCTCGACGACCTTGGAATCGGCGTCTACGTTCAACTTGCCACCGTCGGACAATTCGTATTCACCAGCTTCCAGGGGCGCGGCCTCGCCATCCTCAGAGAGGACACGGACGGAGGCGCCAGCGGAGAACGCTTCGGCTTCGGTGGCAACAACACGCCCGTCGTTGAGGCGGGCTTCGGCGTAGAGGTCCTGACGCTCTGCCTCGACGACAGACTTGACGGCCTCCTTGAGTTTCTCAATTACGGACATGGGTAATGTTTTCGATTCGGGATATAACGTCGATTCAATCGTTTGAGAGTAGCGGGTCGAGCTGCTCGTGAGTCTCGCACGGCATGAACATCTTTTGACCGTTCACCTCGTGGGGGTGGTGGCCTTCACACCCTAGCGCCGAGGCCATGAGTTCGGCTTCGAGTGGGGTCCCGAAGAGGGGCTTGCCGTCTAGGAATGCAATCGGCTCCAATACGTCACGGACTGCGGCGGCAATGGTCTCGATGGTGATGTCTTCCATCTTGATCAACTTGTCGATAAAGTACCCCTCGATGGAGAACCCCCTGTATTTCTTATCCTTCACATCGTTCCACACTTCGCCGTTGTGGACACGTACCGAAACCATCCACGTCCCGGCCGGAACATCGAAGCCGTACACGGCGGCCTTGTCTCGGTCCTTGTCGGCCACGATCCAGCTCTCGAAAATGGAGAGGCCGTCCACCTTGGTCTGGTGCTCGACGGTATACTCTCCATTTCGCTTCTGACGCATGAATAGTTCGGCGGCCTGCTGGACGGTATCCTTGGAGAAATAGACCTCGAATTCCTCCTGCTTACTTTCATCGAAGCGCGGGATCATCTTGTCGGGGATGAGGGCCGGGCCGATGAGTAGCTTTTTGTCTTCGTCGACCTTCGCCAAGGTCAGCTTCTGCTCCTTGTTGAAGTAGACGAAATTTTCCTCGATGGCCGGGAACTTCACGAGGCTGATGGCCTCCACCCCGAAATCGTCCTGCTCCTCATCTATCAAAAGTTCGACGGTCCTCATAGCGTGGTCTGTATTTGTAGCTCCCGGTCCAATGCTTGGCGGTTGCTGATTTCGTTTGAAACTACATATGCCCGCACGGGTTCCGGTGTGGGCGTCTGCTGGTTTGGGATCAGGGAGCCGACATCGACACCGACGGACTGGGCACCTCCCCCAATGGACCCACCGCCTCCGGCAGCGCCGCCGGAACTTCCGCCCCCGCTGAACTGCTGGGACTTGATTGCGGCGACTTTAGCGAGACCGGCAGCCACTGCCACACCCGCGGCAATTTGTGCGCGGATGGGCGCGTCGGGAGTAGGCACCGAAAGCTGCGAGGCGTAGGCTTTTTGCGCGGCCATGTATGTCGATACCAAAGTCTCCGCGATGCTTATGGCCTGGTTCCTTTTGAACGCCTTCTTTTGACCCTCCTCGGTGTCCTTCTCAAACGCCTTCGAGAGATTGCTCAAGATGCCGAAGGTCGAGCTGATAGCGGTCTCCCGCAGGGATGCGATAGCTTCTTGGTGCTGTTGCTCTAACTGCTCCCGCCTTGCGTTCTCTTCCTCGCTTATTCTCGTAGCTTCCTCGTCGGCTACCCGTTGCGCCTCTAACGCCTTTT